TGAACGTTGCGGCGATCCAATTGCCTCCAGCCTGGGGTATCTGGCAGGTATTGACCGTGACAGGTGCGATTCTTGACCGCAACAATATGCGATTCGGCGTGGTGTTTTTTTGAGTTCCTATATGACCGACTATAACGACATCGACAGCCGCCTCGTCAACTGGTCCCGCTGGCTACGGTCCATGGAGCGCAACAGGGGATCGTGCATCACCGGCATCATCTGCGCCAACATGCGCGAGGCAGCGCTCGGCAACGTGTGGAGCGGGCACGACATCATCGATCGGATCGACGTCGACGACGCCCAGCACCTGGAGCGCAACATGCGCAAGTTGCTCAAGCCCGTGCGCGACGTGCTCAGGCATCACTACGTCGAGGGCATGCGCTGGCAGATCATCTGCCGGCACGCCCGGGTGCGGGTATCGCGGGAGCACTTCGGCCTGGTGCTCAAGGGGGCGCAGCTGGCAATAGAGTGCGCCTCCAGCATGAATGACCATGATTGCCGTATGCGCAAAACAGCTTGACTACTGGCAAAGATAGCGTGAGAATTCAGGGTAACAATTAATTTCCGTCATTCCGACGTGTCGATTGCTCCCATGCGGGAGCTTTCGGCCGCCTGAAGAATCCGAAGCCCGCGCCTAAAGGTCTGCGGGCTTTTTGTTTTGGCACTCCACGCCGCAAGACTACGACTCCACGCCTCGGAGGTCTGGAAGGAAAGAGGCCGCCTAGAATGGACCCGGGCGCGCGATCGTACCAGCGAAAGCGATAAACAGGCATGCATCAATTGACACTCGAAAGAGTAGGCGACTGACCCACGCACGGGTGCCTGATAAATAAGTCTTGGCAGGGCAAAGTATGTTGTCGGTGTCTTTCCTACCAGCCCGTAAGTAGGTAGGTCATAGATGCCGGGTCCATACTATGGAAGAATCAATAGATTTTCACTATTGGATGATGGGTCCACATAGAAACATGCATCGTCCAATCGGCCTCGGCATGCTGGTACATGTACGAGGCCACCTTTTACCGCTCGTTGTCTCCGCCCGAAAGGGAACTCAGGCCCGGCCTCACACGCCGGGCCATTTTTTTGACCGATCACTATGAGCGATGCCACCAAAGCCAAGAAGCCGAGCAAGACCAAGGCGTCGGCCGAGGCGCGTTCGCCGGGACGCCCCAGCAAGTACGAAGAGCAGTTCGCTGACCAAGCGCGCAAACTCTGCCTGCTGGGCGCAACCGATGATGACTTGGCAAGTTTCTTTGAGGTAAACGTGGACACGATCCACGAATGGAAGAAGGTGCATCCGGAATTTTCCGATTCCATCAAAAGGGGCAAGCTCCAAGCTGACGCCAATGTGGCTGATCGGCTGTATCAGCGCGCCATGGGCTATGAGCACGACGACGTTCACGTGTCCAACTACCAGGGTGAAATCACGCTGACGCCAATCCGCAAGGTCTACGCACCTGACACTGGAGCAGCGGCGTTCTGGCTGAAGAATCGCCAAAGTAAGCACTGGCGGGAGAAGCAGGAGGTCGAGCACTCAGGTAGCGCGCTCGAATCGCTGCTTGCGGCAGTGAGCGGGACGGCACTGAAGGTCGTTCCGGATGAATAGCAGGGCCAAGCTACAGGAGATGCTGTCCGATCCGATGTGGCGGCTCAGCAACCTATACAAGATCATCGTCAAGGGCAACGACGAAGACGAAGGCCTTGTACTGCAGTTCAAACCGAATCGGGCGCAGCGTCGTTTTATCGAGCGGCTGCACCATCGGAACATCATCCTGAAGGCACGTCAGCTGGGATTTACCACGCTGATTGCAATCGTTTGGCTAGATCACGCGCTGTTCAACGCGAATACCCGTTGCGGCATCATCGCGCACGATCGCGAAGCCGCGAAGGTGATCTTCCGCGACAAGGTGAAGTTCGCATATGACAACCTGCCGGCTGAGTTGAAGGCGGCAATGCCGCTTGAGGCTGACAACGCTGACGAACTGCTGTTCGCCCACAACAATTCCTCGGTGCGTGTGGCTACGTCCATGCGATCGGGCACGATCCACCGGCTGCACATCTCCGAGTTCGGGAAGATCTGCGCGAAGTATCCGGATAAGGCCAAGGAGGTTGTCACCGGCTCGATTCCGGCGGTTCCGCTGAATGGCATCACGGTGATCGAATCTACCGCCGAGGGCACTGACGGTGAATTCCATGCGATGACGCAGCGTGCTATGGCGCAGCAGGAGCAAGGAAAGCCGCTGAGCCCGAAAGACTGGCGGTTCCACTTCTTCCCTTGGTGGGGCGAAGAGCACTACCGGATGCCTCAAGGATCGGCAGTCATCACCGACAAGGACCATGAGTACTTCGCTGAAGTCGAAGCGAAGATGGAGACGACGCTCGACATCGAGCAGCGCAATTGGTACGTGGCGACACGTGATACCGACTTCGCTGGCAATGACGAGCGGATGTGGCAGGAATACCCGAGCACGCCGAAAGAGGCGTTTCAGTCGTCAAGCGAGGGATGCTACTACAGCAAGCAAATCACAGCGGTGCGCAAATCTGGGCGCCTGCTGCGCATCCCTGTGCTGGACGTTCCAGTCAATACGTTCTGGGACATCGGCCGCAGTGATGGCACGGCGATCTGGTTTCATCAGCAGGTCGGCATGGAAGACCGCTTCATCAAGTACGAGGAAGCGCACGGCGAAGACCTCCGCTACTTCATCAAACTGCTGCAGGACACCGGCTACATCTGGAACAAACACTTTCTGCCGCACGATGCGAGCCACAAGCGACTGTCGGACAAGAACAAGTCGACCAAGGAAATGTTGGAAGGTCTTGGCCTGCGAAACATAGAGATTGTCCCGGTGATCTCCGACATCAACACCGGGATCAACATCACGCGCGCTGAGTTTGCATCGGCCTACTTCGATGAAGAGGGCTGCAAGCTTGGCTTCTCCCACCTGGAGAACTACAAGAAGCGCTGGAACGAAAAGGATGGCCGCTGGAGCGATGAGCCGCGCAAGGATCACACCAGCGAGGGCGCTGACGCATTTCGCCAATGGGCTCAGGCAAAGGCGCGAGGAATGATCACACCCGCAGGAACGTGGGATGACGATGAGGATCCGGACTACACCGGAAGATCAGCAATTGGCGGCTACTGATGGCATACGACACGTACGAAATGGATGACGAGCAGGAGGACGCGCCGGCCGCGAAGCAGCAGCCGGTCGACATGCTGCGTTCGTTCATCGGTCAGGCCAACATCGCGCCCATGCTCGACGATGAAGTCGTCAAGAAGATCGGCATGGAGGTCACGCGCGGCTACGACGCCGACCACGCCAGCCGCGGCGACTGGGAACGCATGATGCAGAAGGCCATGGACTTGGCCATGCAGGTCACGCAGGCGAAGAATTGGCCGTGGGCCGGCGCCGCCAACGTCAAATATCCGCTTATCACGACCGGGGCGATCCAGTTCAGCGCACGCGCCTACCCTGCCATCATCCAGGGCGAACAGGTCGTCAAGGGCATGGTGATGGGGCCGGACCCGGATGGCACAAAGCAGGAGCGCGCCGACCGCATCGGACACCACATGTCCTATCAGCTGTTGGAGCAGATCAAGGATTGGGACGAGGACACCGACAAGCTGCTGCTGCAGATCGCGATCGTAGGCTGCTGCTTCCGCAAGACCTACTTCGATACCACGCTGGGCCGCCCGCGCAGCGAGATGGTGACGGCGAAATATGTCGTCTTCGACCACGCCACGCCGTGGAAGGATCTGCGCCGCATCACGCAATGCCTGACGCTCTACAAGAACGACGTCATTGAACGCGTACGCGGCGACGTCTATGTCGACGTGCAGCTTGCCACGCCGGCAGGCTCCACGCAGGACGATGACCCGGCCTATGAGTTCTTGGAACAGCACTGCTGGTACGACCTGGACGGCGACGGCTACAAAGAGCCGTATGTCGTCACCGTCGTCAAGGAGACGTCGGAGGTCGCGCGCATCGTCGCCCGCTTCGACGAAGAAGGAATCTACCTGAATGCGAAGGGCGAAGTCTCGAAGATCGAGCCGGTCAGCTACTGGACGAAGTACCCGTTCATGCCGAATCCGGATGGCGGTAGCTACGACGTCGGCCTTGGTCTGCTGCTGAACCCGATCAACGAGACGATCAACACGGTGCTGAACCAGATGCTTGACGCCGGCACGCTGGCCAATACCGGTGGGGGCTTCATCGGTAACGGCCTGAAGATGAAAGGCGGCGCCGCGAAGTTCGCCCCGGGCGAGTTCAAGCCCGTTGACGCGAACGGCGGCAAGATCGCCGACAACATCTACCACATGCAGTTTCAGGGCCCAAGCCCTGTCCTGTTCCAGCTGCTGGGCATGCTGATCGAGGCCGGCAAGGACATCTCCAGCGTCAAGGACATCCTGACCGGCGAGCAGCAGGTAAACCAGACCGCAACGACCACGCTTGCCCTGATCGAGCAAGGCCTCAAGGCATTCACCGCGATCTACAAGCGAGTGCATAGGTCCCTCAAGCAGGAATTCGCGAAGCTGTTCCGCCTGAACCGGCTGTATCTGCAGCCAGAAGACTACTACCGCTTCGAGGACAAATCGGAGCCGATCTATCTGGACGACTATC